AGCAACAGAAAAAATTATAAAAAATACAGCAGATCAAGTAGATATAGCTAAAGCTAATCAAAAAGCAGAAATGATAGGTTATATGGTAAAATCATTATTGGGTGTAGGTATATTATTCTTAGTGTTGGCTGTACTCTTGAAAAGCCCAACATTAGGCATTGGAAGCTTAGCATCACTTGGGTTAGCTTATATGGCGGCAACCATACCTGTTTGGGTTATAGGTACAGTATTAGGATTTGTAACTTTACTTTTAATATGGGAAGCCCATAGAGAAAAGATTAAAGCTAAATTTATTTCAAATCCAAAAAGTACTGCAGGTGATTAATTTCAATTTCAATATCTGCAACAATATTAAGTAAATCTTGATCTTCATTACTGCAAACCTCTGTTCTAAGATATGATAATAGCTCTCGCTTCTTATTGCTTATAAACTTTTTAACATTATCTTGGTCCGTTAATGAATCTATTTCAAAATGGTAAACTTTATTTTCCAATGATTTACCATATTTACCATAGTATGTTTCTACAAATAAATCAAATAAGTCGTCTAAATTTTTGTAAGCCTTATTTAAGGCTTTATGCTGAGCATAAGAAAATGTTTGCCAATGAAAAACTTTTACTTGATTAAGAAATGATAAAAACGGTACTAACTTCATAAAGATATTTATACGTAATGTTTAAATAACTCCATTTTTAAATTATGACGTTTGTGTTACAATTATAATTACTTGCTGATATTGATCTGTAAATATAGCGGTTTTATGTTTAATTTCTTTATCATCTTTATCCATATCAGACCAAATCCAACCTTTCTCCTCTGGGTTTTCATTACAGTCAAGAACATTTTTAGCTTCTTTAGCGTCCCAGTTATTACTTTTAATAACTGCTTTAGCTATGTCTTTAAAGTTCCATTCTTTAATAGTTTCTTCACTGCTCATAACAGCACCAAAACCAAATTCAATTCCTGAGTCTCTAAATATAGTGGTGATTTTTATTTTCATATGTTTATTATAATAATGTTCCTTAAACTTTTAAAGCTTTATCCCAGATCTGCAAATGCATTCTATTTGAGAATTTAAACCCATACTTTTTACAAAGTTCAGCAACTATAGGACCCACTTCTAATAATTCTTTACGACTACCACACATTGGCATAACCCATACGTTATTAGAAGTTAATCCAATATCTGGATTATTTAAATAATTTTCTAAAACCTCATCTAAGTCTGATTCTTGTTTAGCAACAAACTTAAAACAAGCATCATGCTCAACTAAGAAACGTAACACTTGAGGTTTAAAGCGTTTTTCAGCAGGGTCTCCATTACTAGAAAGCTTAGGTGAAGTAGTAAACGTTACAACTACACCCAATAAAAACCATTCCGGATCAGGCATTATAGTTCCGTTAGTTTCAAAATCTATATGCAATGTTGGCCTATTAATATCTTCAGAGGTAAGAGTTCTACTATAATTAGCAAAGCCCCAACGATCTCTAATAAATTTAACAAACTCAATTAAATTTTTTTGCTGAATAAAAGGTTCCCCACCAGTTAGTTTTAATATTGCCCCATCTTTTAAATTTTTATCATAACCATTTTTTTCATACAGTAACGCAATCTCCTCAAAAGTCATTTTATTTTTCTTTGACCAACTAACAAATGAATCACAACCGAAAGGTGAATCTTCACTTTTAAAACCTATACACGTTAAATTGCACATAGACATTCTCATAAACACTGATGGATAACCTATATAACGGCCTTCACCTTCAAGAGTATAAAAAACGAAGTCATCAGATAAGAATAAAGTTTTAGTAGAGTCTATAGTCATAAGTTTATTGTAATATTGTTCCTTTTATTTCCACAATTATAGTATAAGTAATTTAGATGTCAAGAGACAAAAAATTCCGCAAAGGAAAAAAACAAGATAGTTACAAAGAAAGAGAAATTGAAGACTTAGAAAAGTCTCTTAAAAGTAACAAATGGGAGTATGATTTTAACGTAACTAATAAGTATACGTTTAATGATGTTCAGAATCGTTTGCTAGATGCTATTCAAAGAGATGATTCTTATGTGGCTATAGTTGATGGCCCAGCTGGTACGGCAAAAACTTATTTAGCTGTTATGGCTGCTTTAAAATTGGTAGCCAAACGTAGATTAGAAAATATTATTTACGTTAGAAGTGTGGTAGAAAGTGCTAGTAAAAGTATTGGTTTTTTACCAGGTGAAATTGATGAAAAGTTTTCTCCTTGGGCAATGCCATTAAATGACAAACTAGAAGAACTTATAACTCCTGATGTTATTAAAAATCTTATAAGTACAAACGTTATTAAATGTATACCTGTTAATTTTATAAGAGGTTTAACATTTAGAAATAGTTTTGTTATTGTAGATGAAGCACAAAATTTAACTTTACCGGAGTTAACAACTATAATGACCCGTTTTGGACATAATAGTAAATATGTAATAGCTGGAGATTCATTCCAAGCAGATATAGGCAAAGCTACAGGATTTCAAAAGATTTTAAATGCTTTTACATCACCTGAATGTGTAGAAAAAGGTATACATACATTTAAGTTTACTGAAAATGAAATTGTAAGAAGTGAAATCTTACGCTTTATTGTCGGTAGACTTAAGGGCGTTAGCTAATTCTTTTATAGCATCTTCATAACTAACCATCCTAACTTTATTGGATGGTTGTAAAAACTTTTCAGGTTTTACTGGTTCTAATTTTGCAATTGCTTCTACCATTGACTTATTAACTTGTTGTTCAAGTCTCATAAGTTTTTCATCTCTTTGTTTTACATAAGGGGCTGTCATACTAGGCAGCTGAACATTCATGGCAGGGGGAGAACCTGCTATTTGATAACCATAAATGTCCCTTAATTTCATTCATTTATTTAATTGGATTACCCCAAGAAGTTCCTTTAAAAGGGTCTCTAAATGTATTTTTTGATTTATCTGTATATTGTGGTACTTTACGTTCAACTACTGCAGTTGGTTGTATAATTGGTGGTTGTACTGCAGTTGGTTGTATAATTGGTGGTTGAGTTGGAGATGCATCAACAGTAGTTGTAATTGAAATAGCCTTGTCAATTGTATTAGGACTTAATGCCGGTTGTAAAAAATTAATTTTTGATACATTTTCGTATGTTGCTGAATTACCTTCATGTTCCCACAATTCAACTTTTTCACACCAGCATCTATCTAAAGTTATTTTTCTAACTTGCTGATCTGCAATTTCCCAGCAATATTGAGCAAATTTTTCAATACCTACACCATCCGGACATATTCTTAAATCTACAATACCACGTTCGTGTAACATTTCAAATACAGGTCTTTGAGGATCATTAGCAGCAATACAAGTTGTATGATCAAATTTATTTTCCAATAAAGTTTTAAGATCTTTTAAAGCTCCAAAGTCTACAACCCAGTTATTATTATCTAAGATATCACAACTAAACCAAAATTTAGCTTGTAATCTGTAACCGTGTAAATATTTGCAATGACTGGTAGCATAAGGTTGACGAAAAGCTGTTGAACCTAGAGGAATAACTTTTGTAGATGAAAATTTAGCACTCATATAATATTATATTGTCTTATTATATGAAAGTTCCCTTTATTGTCAACTAGATGGTTTGCGGTATATTTTTTTACGTTGTTTTAATGGAGTACTAGATTTAGTTTTTTTCTCAGATAACCAATTTTGTGCTTTTCCAATTGTACTCAATAAACCTTCCATTTTTAATTCTGCTTTAGGCATTTCATTAACTAAGTAACCTTCGTAAGGTTTGTCTTTTTTCACAGGATCACTAGATAGTTTAACTTTAATAAGTTTTTCTTGTTCTTCAAAAATTTTATCTAATTTTCCTTGTTTCATGTTATTATTTATTGATTTTTAAATAGTTGATAGTATAATTTAATTATGTCTGAAGAACGTATTAAACATCCAACTATACCAACTGCAAATAGTAATTTGCCTAGGTCTGAAGAAGAAAGAACTCAAATCATCAATGATGCTACAGTAGCGTTTGAAGGTTTCTTAGATGCATTAAGAATTGATTGGCGTAATGATCCTAATAGTGAAAACACTCCAAGACGTGTAGCTAAATCATACGTATGTGATTTAATTAAAGGCTGCTATGAAGAAGCTCCTAAGATAACTACATTTCCTAATGATGGGTATGATGGTATGGTATTTCAAGGTGGTATACCAGTTAAGTCTATGTGTAGTCATCATCATTTAGCTTTTACTGGGGTAGCTCATGTAGCTTATATACCGGGTCCGGGAGGTAGAGTTATTGGTTTATCTAAACTTAATCGTATTGTTGAGTTTTATGCTCGTAGACCTCAAATCCAGGAAGGTTTAACAACCCAGATACATAAAGCTATTGCAGATACGTGTGAAGGTAATATAGGTGTGGCAGTTATGCTTAGTGCAACTCATACATGTGCATGTAATAGAGGTGTAAAGCATGATGGTTGTGAAATGAAAACAGCTAAATTATCTGGTGATTTTATGAATGACCCAGCGGTTAGAGCTGAATTTTACACGTTTGTAAATAATATGGGTAAATAATTTAACTGACGTTATTAGTTTTAGTAACGTCAATTAACCCACCTAATTTAACAATAAAGTCTTTACCGATAAGGACTTTTTGTTCGTTTTGAGCTCTATTTGCAATACTAAAAGGTGTATTAGGATAGGGTTCTCCCCCTATTTCAATATCAAACAGTACTACGGGACGTTTTTCTATATTACCAGAACCTATATTAATATCAATGGTATCTTGTAGCTTCTTTGTCAATACCTTTTCTTTTATTGTTCTAAAGGTAATATTACCATTCTGAACCTTTATATCAACCCCGTGTAAGACGTTAAAAGCCCCGTTGCCACTATCTACTTTGGCATCTACGGGGCCTATCTCTTTAAACGTAACGGTCTCAATAAGACCTAAAGCTTTTTCAAAAAATAATTTGAATGGTATCACCAAATTATTTAATAGA